CAGCGCTGGGTAAGAATACAAAGTTTCTCGACGACGCTGGTGTTACCCCCTCCTCAGTTAAGAAGGGCGGGACTCCTGATGGACCTCCTACATCTACCTTTGACGTTGAAGGAGCCTCCTATAAAGACCTCCAAGTCAAAGCCAAGGAGCTCAAAATCCGCGCTAATCAAAGCAAGGAACAGCTCAAGGTAGCTATTGGAGAGCACCTCGACGAGGCGGCTCGGGATGCCCGGTTCGCTCGGGACGCGGTAGGGGATGAAGAAGGAGCCAAGGCATGGACGAAAGAACGAGAAGAGGAGTATTGGGCCCAGGGCAAGGATGACGGTTGGGACGAGCCGCATGGCCCAGCCGCCGACCCAGAAGGTAAGCCTATGGGAGCTGGCGCTGAGCCCCCTCCCCCTTCGAAACCCGTAACCAGCGCCGCAGGTCCTGACGACCTTCCTACTCCACTTAAACCCGAAGAACTTCCTACTCAGCCTAAACCTGTTGACGGGCCGCAAGGCAAGGAACAGGGACTTGCCGACCGCATGCACGACTTGGTCGGGCAGGTGTTGGACGACGCTGATACAATTAAAGGCGGGAAGCAGGCAATAAAGAGCGCCTACAGAGGCTTCACTCACGACAGTGAGAAGGCGATGTTTGCCAAGGCCCTTGCTGATGAGCGCTACAACCGCCAGAAGAAGGCGGGACTGATTCCAAAGACCACCGCCGTAGAGCTAACAGCGCAGACTAAGCAAATGCAGGGCGTCCTCGGGGGAGACCTTAACGGGATGCAAGCTATGATTAATAAGTTTAAGGGGAATCCTGATGAACTCGCTAAGATGCGGGAGAATCAGGTAGCTCTATATGAGATGCAAGAGTTTGCCGCTGAGAACGTTACAGACATGGCTCGTAAGTTTAGAGAAGCGGAAACCAAAGGGGTAGGTAATTTAGAAGCGGCCCGTACTGAGATGTTTATTTCCATTGAACAGATGGCTCAAGCTCAGCGTATGTGGGCTGAAGTAGGGCGCGAGTTCTCCTTGGGACTCCTTACACGGCGCTTCCTGTACGAGAAAGGACACCACGCGCTCGGCGGTAAGAAGTCCCTTGGGGATACCCGAGGAGCTCAGATGAATGACTTCACAAATGTAGAAGACATGATGGCGTACCGAAACAGGAAGCGTGGGTCTTTGAGTGAGCGGAAGATGGTTAACATTTTGTTGGCCGCTACAAACGCCCGTGACATGGAGGAGCGACTCGCGGTCATGAGTAAGCTCGACTTTGGTAGGAACATGCACCAAGGAATGGACATGATTAAGGAGTATTGGATTAACTCTCTCCTGTCTGGTCCTTCTACTCAGATTGTTAACACAATGGGTAACTTCCTTACTCACTCCCTTAGGACGCTTGAGACGGCCGCAGGAGCGGTTATGTCTGGTAACCCGGACTTGGTTAGGGCCACCCTTGACTTCAGCTATCTAATGGAGTCGTTCCAAGAATCCCTTACACTCTGGTGGAAGACTATGAAGACAGGTGAGGCGGTAACCATTCAGCATCACAGAGCTTTCGATGACACCAACTTTGAGCAAGGAGCTATTACAGCCAAAAAAGTAGGGCTGGAAGATGACTCCACCCTCGGGCAGACCGTTAACTGGATTGGTAACTTTACTCGCATTCCTTCTAGGTTCCTATTGGCTGGTGATGAGTTGTTCAAGTCTTTGAACTACCGCCACTACGTCCGAACCGACCTAGCTGTCTCTGGTTACGAGAAGGGGCTAAAGGGAGCTGAATTAGCTCAGTATGTTGAGACCCGTTTCCAAGCTACTATCACTAAGAACGACGCCATGTATAGTGAGGCGGCTATTCTTCGTGAGGCCAACCTAGCCGCTGAGAAGGCTCCCTCTAAGTACGGAGGGGTGGGCCTTCAGCACACGGAGAGAAGAGCGTTTGTTGATGACTACATGGTGAAAAACAAGAAGAAGATGGAGGGGTTCACGGAGTCGGAGCGCACGGAACTTGTAGACCGAGCTAAGAAAGCCACCTTGATTAATACCCATACTCAAGATGCCACCTACGGAAGTATCCCGGAAATCACCAAGATTATTAAAGATAACCCCTTGCTGACCTTCGTTGTTCCGTTTATCCGAACACCCGCCAACCTCCTTAAGTTTGCTATGGGACGCACAGCCTTCAAAGCCCTTGACACCAAGGTATACGGTCAGTTCTCGAGGCTCCACGCTAAGAAGTTGCAGGGAACCCTGACACGGGGAGATAAGCGAGAGGTCGCTGAGATTACTGGACAGCTCGCTACAGCGACCAGTATGACCGTACTCGGCATCTGGTACACCGCCACAAATTCCGAGTTTATTTCAGGCTTCGGGCCGAGAAACAAGGAAGAGCGGGACGCTTGGAAGAATGCAGGGAACCAAGAATACTCTTTTAAAATCGGTAATAAATGGGTGAGCTACCAGCGCTTAGACCCCTTTGCAACCATGCTTGGCGTGTACGCCGACATCGCCCAAGAGGTCAGGGGTGGGGAGCTCGAGGGGGATGATTTACAGAAGATATTCAGTATGGTTGCCCTGACCTTCCAGAACAACATTACTAATAAGTCGTATGTGCAGGGCATTGATAACCTCTTCCAAGCTATAAGAGACGTCGAAAAGAATGGTGGTAGGTTTATTGGTAATATTGCGGCTGGTTTCGTGCCGAACGTGTTGAACCAGTCCATGAACTATCAAGAAGGACGGATGCTCCGTGAGACCCGCCACACGCTGGACTACATGCTTAAGCGAACCCCGTTTGCCAATAAGAAGCTCATGCCTAAACGAGACATCTACGGGGACATCATGAGGTTGCCCACGAGCGGTCTTAAAGGAGTCCTCAGCCCTCTCTATGAAAAGGAGATATCCACGGACCTAGTGAACCATGAGTTCGCTAACCTAGGCCACGGGTTCGGTATGCCGGGGGATAAGCTCGCAGGAGCTATCGACATGCACAAGTTCGAGAACGAGGAAGGCCAGACATCCTACGACCGCATGGCGGAGCTCAGCGGAACCCTCTTGATTGGAGGGCTCACCCAGAAGCAAGCCCTTAGACAGCTAATCAAGTCCCGTGAATATCAAGCGATACCCGGTGATGAGGAGGAGCTCAACGGAATCCCGAGCCCCCGAGTACGACAACTCCAACGGATACAGCAAGCCTTTAGAACCCGCGCTCGCCACCAGACGCTGAGTGAGTACCCGGCACTCCTGCAGGCATTCAATAGCCACTACAGAAACAAAGCCAACGTCCTCGCGGGTCGGTAAGGGGGAATTATAATATGGAATCACAACATACCCCTTCCGTCGTCGGTATCCTAGGGCTACTCGGAACAATCACCATTGGAGACGTCAACCAGATAATGGGTATTCTAGTGGGTCTTGCGACCCTCATTTATTTAATCATACGAATCTTAAAGGAGTTAATGGGCGATGAGCGATTCAAAGACTAAGAAACTACAGCACCTACAGGGACTATTAATTGATGAGTTCACGACTCGCATAGCCAGCGGGGAGGCAACACCCAGCGACCTCAATGCGGCCCGTCAGCTCCTCAAGGACAACGGTATCCACGCGGCCCTTAAGAACGAGAACCCGCTGGTGAACCTTATACAGGGGCTCCCGTTCGACGACCTGAGCGACAGAGTCATTGAGAGAGCTCAAGGGGTTATTAACAATGCGTAACTACCGTAAGGAGTATGACAACTACCATAGCTCGTCAAAGCAGAAGAGTCGCAGAGCTGGACGTAATAAAGCCCGGAGCCTTGCCATTCGTAAGCACGGTAAGGCCAAGCTATCCGGTAAAGATATTGACCATAAAGACCGGAACCCGCTTAATAACAACCGGAGTAACCTACGTATCCAAACGAAGGCTAAGAACCGCTCCAGAAACAAGTAAGATATGGAATTACCGGATAAATTAAAAGACTTCAGAAACTTCCTCTACCTCGTGTGGAAGGAGCTCAACCTACCTGAACCCACCCCCATTCAGTATGAGATTGCTGATTACATGCAGAATGGGAGTAAGCGAGCGATTATCGAAGGATTTCGCGGGGTAGGGAAGTCTTGGATTTGTTCGGCCTTTGTGGTCCATCAGCTTCTCTTGGACCCCTCTAAGAACATCCTAGTAGTCTCCGCATCCAAGACACGTGCTGATGACTTCTCTACCTTCACATTACGCCTTATCCACGATATGCCCCTGTTGGCTCACCTGAAGCCCACAGACAAACAGCGGTTCTCTAAGATTTCCTTTGATGTCGGACCCGCACCCGCGTCCCACGCGCCCTCTGTGAAGTCCTTGGGAATATCCTCCCAGCTCACAGGGTCCCGTGCTGACATCATCGTTGCGGACGATATCGAAGTACCGAACAACAGTGCTACTCAAGGTATGCGCGACAAGCTCGGGGAACAGATTAAGGAGTTTGACTCCATCCTTAAACCGGAGGACGACTGCCGTATCATTTTCCTAGGTACACCTCAGTGTGAGGATACCGTGTACGAGAAGCTCTCTGGGAGGGGCTACAAGACACGAGTGTGGCCTTGTAAGTATGTGGACCAGTCTAAGAACGAACTGCGCTACGACGGGCGTATAAGCGCCTACTGCGTCAATGCGGCTAAAAAGGGGCGCTCTACGGAACCTACGCGCTTCTCCGACATCGACCTAGCGGAACGCGAGACCTCCTATGGACGCTCTGGGTTCGCTATGCAGTTCATGCTGGACCCCCGGTTGTCCGATATGGACAGACACCCCCTTAAGACCTCTGACTTGGTGGTAATGGATATAGACCCCGAGGTTGGCCCTGAGAAGGTCGTGTGGGCCCAAAGTCCTGCCTTGGAATGGGACAGCTCCCTTCCTAACGTGGCGCTCTCAGGGGACCGTTTCTATCGCCCTATGCAGGTGTTGGGTAGCTTGGTCCCCTATACGGGCTCTGTGTTGTCCATTGACCCCGCTGGTCGTGGTAAGGATGAGACAGGGTACGCGGTGGTAAAGATGCTTAACGGTAACCTGTATGTACCAGAGGCCGGTGGACTCATGGGAGGCTATGATGAGGAGGTGTTGGATAACCTAGCACGGATTGCTAAGAAGCATAAGGTTAACGCCGTCATTGTGGAGTCTAACTTTGGTGACGGGATGTTCACACAGCTCCTTACCCCTGTGTTACGCCGTATCTACCCTTGTTCGATTGAAGAGGTAAGACATAACGTACAGAAGGAACGGCGCATCATAGACACCCTTGAGCCCATTATGAACCAACATCGGCTCATCGTGGACCCTACGGTTATTAAGAGGGACTTTGAGAGTGCTCAGAGCTACCCACCTGACCAACAGCTCAAGTACCAGTTGATTTACCAGCTCTCAAGGCTCACTAGGGAGCGCGGGGCCATTACGCACGACGACAGGTTGGATGCCCTGAGCATCGCTGTGAACTATTGGGTCGAACAGATGGCTCAGGACGCCGATGAACAGATGAAAACAAGGCGCGAGGAGAACGTTGTAAGAGAGCTAGAATCCTTTAAAGAGGCTTACTATAAGATACAAGGTAAAGCTCGGGGGATGCAGTGGTTCTAACAGAGGCTAACAGTCCTTTAGGAGGGCTAAGTTTGATGTTAAATGTAACACCCTAAGGGCAAACACCTTCCAGAAAGGGTATATGTATGATAAAGAGGCCTTGGGGGGACTATAGGGGGGAACCTTAGGAAAACTAAGGTATAAATCTATAATAAATAACCTATATAATAGAGCTAAAGGGTATAGGATGACTAAGATTGATGACCTATATAGGACAGCTCTAGGAGTGCCCCTTTAGGAGGGCTGAGTTTGATGCTAAATGTGAAGGAGTATGTTAAATATGACACCCATAGACCACGCTAGCTCCATCCTAGGGGAGCACATGAGCTCTTATATCGTCGTTTGCGTCCACCCCGACGACCCCGACACCTGTGTAATCAAGTACGACAGCTTCTTTGCGGCCAAGGGCATGCTAGAGCACGTAATAGAGGTCCATTTTTCGAGTGTAGGGGTTGACACCGAGTGGGAAATAGAGGAGGATGGGGAAGATGAAGCAGACGAATAGTAAACTTAACGGACACCTAGCGAGCCTCCTCGAGGACCTTAGGGTCTTAACGGGCCTAGAAGCCCTCATGCTGGCCTTTGTGTCCCTAATGTGGCTCACGGCGCTCCTAGCGCTAACAACGAGCTCTACAGGCCTCCTAGGGCCTTTCTAGGACGCTTTATAACGAATGTGTGTGTGTGGTGTGTGTGTTACTCCACGAAAGCCCTGAGTACGGCTACGAACTGCTCTCCTTTTATGCAAACAAAAGCCCAAAGCCTTAAGGAAACACTCACTGATGTAGCCATCGGGTTCCTTATCAACTACACAGCCAACCTAATCATCCTGCCCCTCTTCGGGTTCCCCTGCGGAGCTATGAAGGGCCTAGGGATATCCTTGTGCTTCACTGTGTTAGCCATAATCAGGCGCTATACCACCCGAAGGTGTTTCGATAAATATCAACGCTAGCCTTAGTTTTGGTAAAAATCTCTGAGACCCTATATATAAAGCAAACCGCGAAAAATACCCCCCGCGACCCCTTCAAATCGCGCAAAAGACGCTTGATGCTTCCAAAAGAGAGCAATAAGAAGCCGGGGGAGGGGTGTGGGACCTTTGAGAAGGCTTTGAGAAGCACCGCGCGTGTGTGCATGTGCTACTGTTTTTCGAAATCCTTCGCCCAAGGTACTATCACCGCCTTCCCAAGGTACTATCACCGCTTCCCTAAACCCACGCGGAAAATTCCTCGTTCCCTCAGAATTTTCTCACAGATTCTCCGCGTTACTGTTGGCGCGTATCGCCGCGCACTACTCCTAGCGCTTCGCTTAGTG